AGCGGGGATCACGATGACTTGGTGGATTCTTCAACGCAAGCGTTGTTACGCTTTCGACAGGGCGGTTTCATTTCCCTTTACTCTGACGAGGAAGAGGAAGAGCTACCCATTAGACGAGCAGAATACTATTAACTAGGAGAAAATTATGGGAAGAAGATTACTTGCAAAGAGACTCAGGCGACAAGCACAAAAAGGTAAAATTAGACCAAAAACGATGCAAAGAGCTTTGAATACGATGAGGATTGATCCGCGACCTCCTCCTGAAATACCTGTGAAACCTGTAACAATAAAACAGGGTGGCTCAGTAGAATCATATCAGGATCAGGTTATGAGAAAGTTTGTCGGTGGTCAAATAAAAAAAATGGTTGCTGGTCGAAGGGTAGCTTCAGCAGGAACTTTTAACCGACCACATACACCTCCGACTACTGTTACTAAACAACCTAAGAAAAAAAGAGGTTATGGTAAAGCAACCGAAGGAAAACCGACTCTTTCCAAAGGCGGTAAAATAAAAGCTAAGAAAAAATAAAGGAGAAAATTATGGCACGAGATAGAAGATTTAGAAGTAAAGGAACCCCACAGCGTAGCATAAGGGGTGGTATTGGCAGAAGACCACGCAAGGTTTTACCTAAAATTGTTGATGAAGAAGATGTGCAAGACCTATATATCAATAGACCTCCGGGTATGGTTCACGGTGGAAAAGTGGAATCATATCAAGACCAAGTTATGAGAAAGTTTGGTGGTGGTCAAATAAAAGCAAAGAAAAGCGGTGGTAAAATAAAAGCCAAGAAAAAATAAAAAAATTTAACAATAAACTGGAGCAGTTATGTGGAAGAAAATAAAAGCATTTTTTAAGTGGGCGATAGAATATCCAGACCCAGAAAAAAAAGAAGAAGCAAGTGCGATAATACGCAGAAAAGTAACAGATGATTCTTGGCGTGAGGACACGGTGTGGGAAAAGGAAGAACCTAAAGAAAAGGAAGAACCTAAAGAAAAGGAAGAATCCAAACGTGCCAGAGACAAGAAGGGTCAGTATCGTGGGGATGATAAATCCACACCTGATGTAAACGAGGCATGGGAAAGCGGAAAGGCACCCAGTAAGAGCGGGCTTCACAAGAAAAAGAAAAAGAAAAGGAAATAGATGGCTGATAAACCGCTACAGACACCAGAAGCAATTGTTGAAGGTTCCCCTTTGGAGATACTTGTATCTAATCCAGACGAGGTAGCTATTACTACAGAAGACGGTGGTATGATCATTGACTTTGATCCTGCGTCAGAAGACTTAGGTGAGGAGTTCAATGACAATCTGGCGGAACACATGGACGATTCATCTTTGCAATCGTTGGGTTCTGAGATGGTGGGTTATTACATGGGAGACAAGGAATCCCGAAAAGATTGGGAAGATACTTATATTAAGGGCTTAGATCAACTAGGTTTGAAGATAGAGAATCGCACTGATCCTTGGGATGGAGCTTGCGGTGTATTTCACCCATTATTAACTGAAGCAGTAGTACGCTTTCAGGCACAAGCAATCACCGAGGTATTTCCACCCAAGGGTCCTGTACGCACACAAATAATAGGAACCGTTGATGCGGAAAAGGAAGAGCAAGCCAAGCGGGTTAAAGATTATTTAAACTATCTTTTAACCGATAAGATGACGGAATATCGTATAGAGACGGAGAAGCTTTTATTCAGTTTACCTTTGGCGGGTTCGGCTTTTCGTAAAGTTTATTATGATCACAATATGGATAGACCCTGTTCCATGTTTGTACCTGCTGAAGATTTTGTGGTGAGTTATGGAGCTTCCGATCTCTCCACTTGTGAACGAGCTACCCATGTAATGAAGAAGACTGCGAATGAGGTCAGAAAATTACAGGTCAATGGTTTTTATAGGGATGTAAAGTTATCTTCTCCCTCAGATGTAGTAGATGATATACAAGAAAAATACAATCAATTAACAGGCGATAACGCCAATTATGATTATGACCAACGCCATACGCTGTTGGAGATGATGGTAAATTTAGATTTAGAAGAATTTCCTGATATGAAGGACGGAGAGCCTACGGGCATAGCTCTCCCCTATATCGTAACAATAGAGTTGGCATCCAGAACCATCTTATCTATAAGACGAAACTGGTATGAAGATGATGAACAAAAGATGCCTCGACAGCATTTCGTTCACTACCAATATCTCCCCGGACTAGGATTTTATGGCTTCGGGCTTATTCATTTAATTGGTGGTATAGCGAAGTCGGCTACCAGTTTGTTACGACAATTAGTGGATGCTGGTACGCTCTCCAACTTACCCGGAGGCTTAAAAGCCAGAGGGTTAAGAATCAAGGGAGACGATACACCCATTATGCCCGGAGAGTTTCGGGATGTGGATATTCCCGGAGGTGCAATTAGAGACAACATAACCTTCTTGCCCTACAAGGAACCGTCTGCCGTACTCTATCAATTACTGGATAATCTGGTAGAGGAAGGAAGAAGATTTGCTTCAGTAGCTGATATGAAAGTGGCTGACATGAATAATCAGGCTCCCGTAGGAACGACTTTAGCTATTCTGGAACGATCCATGAAAGTCATGGGTGCAGTACAAGCCAGAATCTTTGCTTCCATGAAACAGGAATTAAAAATATTGACGGGTATTGTGAGGGACTTTGGACCCACTGAATATCCTTATCAGATTGAAGGACAAGAATTAGTAGCGGAAGATTTTGATGACAGGATTGATGTTATTCCCGTTGCCGATCCAAATGCTTCGACTACGGCACAGCGAATCATGCAGTACCAAGCTGCCTTACAGTTAGCACAGCAAGCACCGCAAATGTATAACATGGCGGAATTGCACCGTCAGATGCTGGAAGTGTTAGGTATCCGTGATCCCGATAAGATTGTACCTTTAGAGGACGACATACCGCCTCTCAACCCAGTCTCTGAAAACATGAACATATTGAATGAAACACCAGTGAAAGCATTCATGTATCAAGACCACGAAGCTCATATTCAAACGCATATGGCGATGTCGGATGATCCCAAGATAAAAGAATTGATCGGTCAGAGTCCTAATGTTAATGCAATAATGGGAGCATTCGCTGAACACGTTACTGAACACATAGGCTTCCAGTACCGTAGGGAAATAGAAGAACAACTGGGTGTTCCATTACCGCCTCCCGAAGAACCACTTCCAGAGGATATAGAAGTACGTCTGTCCAAACTGGTAGCGGAAGCAGCACAGCGTGTGCTTAATAAAGACCTAGCCGAACAACGACAAAAAGAAATTCAAGAGAAGATGGAAGACCCTGTAATTCAACAGCGTGAACGTGAGCTGGATATCAGGGAACAAGACGTACAACGCAAGATGAAAGCGGATGCTGAGAAGATAGCGACTGACATCAAGAAGATCGAATCGCAAGAAAAAATAGCAGGAGCCAAGATAGGAGCAGACCTGATTACCGATAAAGAATCCATTACTTCCCAAGAGAAGATAGCGGGGGCTAAGATCGGTAAAGATGTAGCAGAAACCTTATTGGATATAGAAGTAAGAAAAAAAGGTAAGAAATAATGGCTGAAATGAGCAGAGAGAATTTTCCTGACGCACTGAGAGGAAAAATAAGAGAAAGAATGAATGATCATTCTGACGCAATCAGTGGTGGAGGATGTAAGGATTTTGGCGACTATCGGTATTTAACGGGAGTTATTGCTGGTTTAGCTTTAATAGAGCGGGATTTGTTAGACCTATTGGAAATAGCAGATCAATAACGTCATAATGACGCAGGGACTCTGGACCCTATCCAGTGCAGACAAGGTAAACTATGAAAACCGTAGAAAAAATAGAAGAACAGCTCCCTGAAGAGATAGCTGTTCCCATAGCGAAACAATTACCAGAACCCTCTGGTTATCGAATTTTGATAGCATTACCCGAAGCCGATAAAAAAACGGAAGGGGGAATTATCAAAGCTGCTTCACTTGTAGAAAGGGAATCCGTAGGTTCAATATGCGGATTTGTAATGAAGTTAGGACCTGACGCTTACAACGATAAAAGGCGTTTTCCTAATGGACCTTACTGCGAAGAAGGAGACTGGATATTAATGCGTTCATATACGGGCACTCGATTTTTAGTGCACGGTAAAGAATTTCGTTTAATCAATGACGACAGTGTAGAAGCTGTTGTTCAAGACCCAAGGGGGGTTGTTAAGGTATGAGTACACAAGAAGAAATGGTAAATCAGGAACCAGAAGAAAACATTGAAGAAGCAGAAGTTATCGAAGAACCTATTTCTAGGGAAGAAAAGTTTTTAGGCATCCGTAGTCCAGTAGAGATAAAGAAGCCTAAAGCAGAAGAACCGTCTGACTTAGATATAGAGATCATTGATGACCGACCTAGAGAAGATCGTAAAAAACCTCGTTCTCAAGAACAGAAAAAATCTGATCAAGTAGAAGTAGAGGAAGAGATTGATGATGTTGATACTAAAGTTAAAAAACGTATCAATAAATTAAAGTACGAATTCCATGAAGAACGCAGAGCCAAGGAAGCGGCTGAACGCTTGCGTGACGAATCGGTAAATTTTTCCCGTAAACAACAGGAAGAAAATTTAAGATTAAGAGCGTTGGTTCAACGTGGAGAAGGTGCTTTAATGTCACAGGTAAAAGCAAAGGCGGAAGCCGAGCTTGATAAAGCCAAAAACCAACACAAGGAAGCTTATGAGTCGGGTGATTCAGAGCGTTTAACCGATGCAACTGAACAGATGTTATCGGCTCAGAGTGAATTAAAAGTAGCTAACGATCATTTTAATAGATTGGAAGCACAACAAAGATTTGCTCCACCACCCAACGTACAGCAACAACAACCACAGCAAACTTACGGAATGCAGAATCCTCCGCAAGTTGATCCAAAAGCGGTAACGTGGTTGAAGGATAATTCTTGGTTTGGGGCGGAGGATCAGAAAGAAATGACGGCTTTGGCTTACGGTATACATGAAACTTTAGTTACTAAAGAAGGTATATCGCCTACGTCAGACCAGTATTATGTGGAAGTGGATAAGCGAATGCGTAAACGCTTCCCAGATTATTTCGAGGTGGAAACTACTAGCTCAGAATACGGAGACACTGAAAATGTTGAAGTTGAGACTGCGACACCTAGAAATACCCAATCGGTGGTCGCACCCGCTACC